ACAACAGCTCCTACAACGGCACCTACTACGGCTCCAACAACAACTCCAACCCCTAACCCAACACCTGCTCCAACTACGGCTCCAACAACAACTCCAACCCCTAACCCAACACCTGCTCCAACAACCGCTCCAACTACGGCACCTTCAACAGCGCCTACTACTACCCCAACTCCTAACCCAACACCTGCTCCTACAACAGCTCCAACTACGGCACCTACAACGGCTCCTACTACGGCACCTACAACGGTTCCTACTCCATCTCCTGTAACACCTGCTCCTAGTACGGCTCCTACAACAGCTCCTACTACGGCTCCAACAACCGCTCCTAGTACAGCACCTACAACAGCTCCTACTACGGCTCCAACAACTGCTCCAACAACAGAACCTACTCCAGCTCCAACTGAAGCTCCAACAACAGCTCCAACAACTGCACCTACAACAGCTCCAACTACGGCACCTACAACGGCTCCAACATCTGCTCCAGTCTTACCTCCTTCTAGTGCATTAACCATGTGGGCTAGATTAGATTCAGGAACTAATCCATTACAAGGATGGGGTACATCTTTTGATGCATGTGCTGGTACAGGTACAGAAATTACAGTATTTGTAAATTCTACTGGATATACTTCAATATATGATGCTTATACTGATGGTAAAGCTTTATATACTACTAATACTCTCCAAACATTGTATGCTGGTGCCGGAACTTATTTTAAAGCAGTTGCTAATAATTCATCAGGTGATTACTTTACAATAGACAATTCAGGATTTATAGATATTTATAGTGCTTGTTCTCCACCAACTACAGCTCCTAGCACTGCTCCAACAACTGCCCCTACAACTGCTCCTAGTACAGCTCCAACAACTGCTCCAACATCAGCTCCAATTCCATTAACAACTTACTATGAAGTATCTTCATGTGTAGATGTATTATATAAATTTACTACAATCCCACCTGATGGAATAAATCAAAGATATGTACTACCAGCAGAACCAGGAGTAAATTATATATATAATGGTAACTCAGTAACCCAATACCCAGCTCCTCCAACATATGATAGTAGCTTCCAGAAAACAACATCATATAATTGTACAGACCCAACTCCATCTCCAACAACAGCTCCAACAACTGCACCTACAACAGCTCCAACTACGGCACCTACAACGGCTCCAACAACTGCTCCAACTACAGCTCCAAGTACGGCTCCAACTACGGCACCTACAACGGCTCCTACTCCAGTATATTATTATAATGCTACTAGATGTGATAATAATACAAATTATATTGTTTATGGTGGAACTAATTACTACAGTACAGGAACTGTTGTTATATCTGGAGGTACAACATATTGTTATACAATTCAAAATGAGGTAATTGCTCAAGCTTACGATGATACAGTGGGTTCTTCAGTAAATAATTGTAATAATGTTGCTTGCTACACAACTCCAGCTCCAACAACTGCTCCAACTACAGCTCCTAGTACTGCTCCAACTACAGCACCAACAACAGCTCCAACTTCAGCTCCTGTAACCCCAGCCCCAACTACGGCTCCTACTACTACTCCAACCCCTAATCCAACCCCTGCTCCAACAACAGCTCCAACAACAACTCCAACACCTAACCCAACTCCAGCTCCAACAACAACTCCAACACCTAACCCAACTCCAGCTCCAACAACAACTCCAACACCTAACCCAACTCCGGCTCCAACAACAGCTCCAACAACAACCCCAACACCTAACCCAACTCCGGCTCCAACCACAGCTCCAACTACAGAACCAACTCCTAATCCAACACCTGCTCCAACAACAGAACCAACTCCTAATCCAACACCTGCTCCAACAACATCTCCAACTCCTTCTCCAGTTACACCAACATGCTATACTTACACTAACAGCGATTATTCCCCTGATATATTTGTAGAATATGTATCATGTGTCGGATCCACAACATCTACTAATTTAGCATTTGGTGACAGTATTTGTGCTCAGTATCTTATATCAGGTGATTTATCTCAAGGAACAACTTGTGGTTAATATATTTATAACATATGCCCGTAATACATAAAGACAATTTTAAATTATCCTTTACTAATCAACACACAGTGTATGAAAACTATATCACTGCTAAGATTAAAGAAAATGAATTTAATTTAACATATAATAAATCTTTACTTCAGACTGGCTCAAACGCCTACTCTGAAGTAAAGAACTTTGCTACTGGATCTGATTTCCATCCATACGCAACAACAATTGGTTTTTACAACGACAATAATGAATTATTAATGGTTGCTAAATTTGGCCAACCTGTTCCTATATCAACAGAAACAGACATGACATTCTTAGTACGTTACGATACTTAAAATAAAATAAAAGTTATGATGCAAGTAATAGGCTCTACTACTAAAGTGGAGGATTTAATTAATGATCCCAATTTTAATATCAATGAATATGTAGGTTATATTTATGTAACAAGTCATATACCTACTGGACGTCAATATATTGGTAAAAAAATTTTTTTCCATACTACAAATAAAAAATTAGGTAAAAAAGAATTACTTGAAATCCCTATTACTAGAGGTAAAAGACCTACTAAAAAACAAGTAGTGAAAGAAAGTGATTGGAAAACATACTACGGTTCATCAACTGAAATCAAATCATTACCTAAAGAAGAAATGTTACGTCATGTTTTAAAACTATGTAAAACTAGTAAACAGTTAACATATTGGGAAACAAAATATTTGTTTCAATATAATGTTTTAGAAGATGATCGTTATATAAATGATAATATATTAGGTAAATTTTATCGTAAGGATTTGATATAATAAATTTCCTAACTACATTTATTGTTATGGAAAACCTAGTTTTGATAAACTTATTGGAAAATGTGTTAGGTAAATCTAAACCTACATCTAGAGGCAATCACTCATTTCATTGCCCGTTCTGTAATCACCATAAACCTAAGTTAGAAATTAATACACTTACCAATGAAAAAAAGGAAAATCCTTGGCATTGTTGGGTTTGTAATACTAAAGGTAAAACAATTAGATCGTTGTTTAAAGCCTTAAAAATAAATGGTTCTAAATTAGAACAATTAGATTCTATTATTATCCCAAACAAACAATCAGAAGTAAAATATGAACAAATCCAAATACCTAAAGAGTTTATTGCTTTTAAAGATGTTGATAAATTAGATAAATTAGGTCAAATTAAAGCAAAACACGCAGTTACTTTTTTAAAAAATAGAGGTGTTAATAAATCTCAAATATTAAAATATAATATAGGATTTTGTTTAGAAGGTGAATATGCTGATCGAATTATTATCCCTTCATATGATGCTGATGGTCAATTAAATTATTTTATGGCCCGTTCATTTGAACTGGATTCATCACGCAAATATAAAAATCCATCAGTTAAAAATAAAAATATAATAGGATTAGAATATTTTATAAATTGGGAAGCTCCAATTATACTTGTTGAAGGTATATTTGATGCATTAACAATACAACGTAATGTTATACCTTTATTTGGTAAAACATTATCTGAAGCGCTAATGAAAAAATTAGTATTATCGGATACTGAAAAAGTATATGTTGCTTTAGATAAAGACGCTCAACGTGAAGCGCTACAGCATTGTCAAACATTAATGAATTATGGTAAAGAAGTTTACTTAGTTGAAATGGATGGCAAAGATGCTAATGAAATCGGATTTAAGAATTTCTTAAATATAATTGAAAACACATATCCACTAACCTTTGAAAAAATAATGGGTATAAAACTAAAAATCTCATGATTGAACAAAATTCGAATGTAATTAATGATCCAAATATTAAAAGGATTGTTGAACACACAACAGATTCTAAACAAATAAATATTTTAGATAGTCGTTTTTATAGACGTAGTAATAAGTATTACCCATCTGTTACTTCGATATTAAATTATTTTCCTAAAAACAATTTTTTTCATTCATGGTTAAAAGATGTTGGTCATAATAGTGAAATTATTATGCGTAAAGCAGCTAATGAAGGAACACAAGTACATGATGCTATTGAAGATTTTTTAGGTGGAAAAGAAATTACATGGATTGATCAATATGGAACAGCTAGATATCAATTAGATGTTTGGAAAATGATTTTACGATTTGCTGATTTCTGGAATCAAGTAAAACCAGAATTAGTATCAAAAGAATATCATCTATTTTCTGATCAATATGAGTATGCCGGTACGGCGGATTTAATTGTAAGAATCAACGGGGAACTGTGGTTATTAGACATTAAAACTTCAAATTCACTACATACATCATATGATTTACAACTCGCGGCTTACGCGCAGGCTTGGAATGAAACTCATACTGAACATGTTACACGTACTGGTATTATTTGGTTAAAAGCTAAAACACATAGAGAAGGTAAAGAAGGCTCAATGCAAGGTAAAGGATGGCAAGTTAAAATTGTAGATGATATAGAAAAGAATTTTACTATGTTTACTAAAATACAAGACATATATAAACTTGAAAATCCAAATGCTTCTCCATATACTGAAACCTTACCTACATCAGTTAAATTGAATGCAGAAAATTAATATTTATAAGTATATTATACTGTATATTAATTAATGAAAATAGTAATTTACCCAGGCGCGTTTAAACCACCTCATAAAGGTCATTTCCAAGTAGTTAAAAAATTAGTTGATAGAGATGATATTTCTGAGGTGGTTATTGCTGTTTCACCTAAAGATCGTGGTGGAGTGTCATTAGATCAAGCATTAAAAGTTTGGGAATTATATGTTAATTTATTAGGTCCTAAAGTTAAAGTTATACCATCTGAAGGTTCTCCTGTATATTATACATTATCTTCAATTAAAAATAACCCAGATCAAGATTTTGTAGTTGCATTTGGTAAAGAAGAAAGTTCTCGTTTTGCCTCATTAGCTGATAATCCTAAAGTTGAAGTATTTGATGCTGGTAATTTTGAAAATATATCAGCTACTGACTTTAGAGATGCTATTCAAGCTCGTAATGTAAAACAAGTAGCTAATTTTTTACCTGCTGGTATTTCAACAAAACAATTTTTTGATGCTTATGGTAGTGTTTATAATAACAATGAAGAACCTATCCATGAATCATCATTACACGAAAATAAATTCCCACTATTAAAAGAATTTATTGGGTATTGTAGAGAATATTTAAAATTAAAATCATTACCTCCATTAAAAATGTCATATGATCCTACAACAGCAGAATCAAGACGTTCATTTGGTGGGTATGATCCAAATAATAAAAGTATAGAATTAAGTGTAGCTAATCGCCATCAAGCTGATGTTTTCAGAACATTAGCACATGAATTAGTTCATTACAAGCAAGATATACAAAATAGATTAACACCTGAATCAGGCAAAACAGGTCATGCTCATGAAAATGAAGCTAATGCTGCTGCCGCTATAATGATGAGAAACTTCGCTCAAATGCGACCTGAAATGTTTGTAGTAAAATGATAAAATTATTTGATTTATTAAAAGAAATTGTTTCACCTCAAAATAAAATGATAATTTTAGCTGGAGGTGCTGGAGTTGGTAAATCTACTTTAATAGATAAAATTAAAGGATTATCACCTGGTTTTGAAATAATTAATCCTGATAAATACATTGAGGACAAATCAAGCCCAATGTTTAATAATTTATCAGCAGCTTCTGCTCAAGTAGATGATGTTGATGTACCTAATGCTCTTTCATCAGGTAAATCATTTATTTGGGATACAACAGCATCTAATGCTGCTAAATTACTTGGGGGAACATATAAACGTAAAGAAACTCCAGGATTATTAAATGCTGCTTCTAATTACGATACATTAATGATTATGGTGTATGCTCATCCTATTGTATCATTTTTAAGAAATTTTAAACGTGAGCGTAAAGTACCTAAAATAGGTGTTATATCAACATGGAATAATGTATACGGTAATATTGATGCTTATAAAAATAAATTAGGTGATAATTTTGTATTATATCAAGCACCAGATGATGAGTATAAAAAAGAAATAGAAGAATTTAATCAGGCCGTTCAACAAGGAAAATTATATGAATGGTTAGAAGAACTAACATCTCAGAATCCAGAACAATTTGTATCTACTTTCCGTAAAACTCAGGATGCACCTTTATCACCTGAAGAACAAGCTAAAAAAGATAAAGCGACAGAAAAATCAAGAGAACTATTTAAACAATTAGTATCTCAATTAGAACGTGAATTTATCACTATAGATAAAAAAATTAAAGATTCTGTTTTATCTGAACCTGAACTTATATCTAAAGTAAAATCATTTAATAATCAATCTTCTGAATTAAACGAAGCACAACAACAATATAAATTATATTGTGATATGGATGGTGTATTAGTTGATTTTGAACGTGGGTATAATGATTTAACTGGTAAAAAAACACCAGGTGTCAATTCAACATATAATAAAGAGGATTTTTGGGGAGCAATTACTAAAGCAGGTGCTAAATTTTGGGCTGATTTGGATTGGATGTCTGATGGAAAACAATTGTGGGATTATATTAAACAACATAATCCTAAATTATTAACTGCTCCTTCACGTGAAATATCATCTGAAATAGGAAAAAAAGAATGGGTTGATAAACAAATACCGGGTACTCCAATTATATTCAAACAAGCAAAAGACAAAAAGGATCTAGCAGAACCAAATGCTATATTAATTGACGATAGAAAAGATAATATCCAACAATGGATAGATGCTGGAGGAATTGGTATTCGCCATACTTCAACAGCATCAACAATAAAACAGTTAGAAAAATTAGGGTTATAAAATGGCAAAAGAAACATTGTTACAAAAAGAATTCGCTGAAAAAGATATAAAACGAATTCGTAATCTAGTATCAGGTAATTATAATGATGCTACACAAACTCAAGTAGGATATTCTCGTAGACATATTGAGCGAAAAGAGGGAGAAGTATGGGAAGAAAATGGTAAATCATGGACTGTAAAAAATGGAATAAAAATTAGTGTATCTAAATTAGAACGCGCTAAAACATACTCTTATACTCCTATTCTTTGTCCTAATTGTTCTAAACCTATGAAAGGACAACATGATAAAAAAATGTTTCGTATTCATAGTATGTGTTTAGATTGCGTCATTGAAATGGAAACTAAATTAAAATTAGAAGGAAAATACGAAGAATACGAAAAAAATATTGTTAAAAACAATGCTAACTTTATGTTAGATGAATTTGAAAATGGATTTGAAGATTTTTTAAATAGTTTTGATGCTACTAGTTTTGTTACTGAACAAGGTGATATTGAAGATTGGCATGTAAAAGCATTAGATAAACAAAAAATCCGTAAACAAGTAACGAAAGATTTAGAAGAAGCTAGGGTTAAATTAAACTCTTAATATTTATAAGTATAATGATCTTAAAAATTTTAAATGAGATGAATGACTCAACTGAGTTAAATGCTGCTGGGGTAGCAACAACGTGTATTGCTTTATTCAACAGCTTTTTTCAAATGCTAAATCCTGTACTTACTGGCCTATTTTATATCCTATCTATTGGATGGTTAGGAGTGCAAATATACTATAAAATTAAACGTAACGGAAAATGAAAGCTTCTGAACTTAGAGAACTTATTGCTTTGGAATTAAAAAAAGCTAAAAAAGATTATGATGGAGATGGTAAAATAGAATCTTCACAAGATGAATATATGGGTTCTCGTGATAAAGCTATTAAAAAAGCAATGTCTAATGAAGATTTAGATATAGGTCATCAAGACGATGAGCCAGGAATGCTTAAAAATGATCTAGCTAGAGCTGCTAAAATGGCAGCTATGTTATACAAAAAAGTAGATGCTTACGATAAAATGGGTGGTGAAGTAGATTTTCCACAATGGTGGCAAGAAAAAATAATTAAAGCTAAAAGTTATTTACAAAGTGCTTTTGATTATTTAGATGGCGAAGAAATGATAGCTCAAATAGATCGTTCTAATCAATCGGAATAATGATTAAATTAGTTAATATATTAAGTGAAGTATCCGAGGTATCACCTCCATATATGTACTCACCAGTAGGATTTGGGTGCCACGTATGTAAATTCTACTATAAACAAGATGATAAACATATGTGTGCAAGCACAGATTATCAAGAATATATGGGTACTTCTGAATTAATTGATAATGATGGAAATCAGATAAAAGATCCTTCTAAATGGTGTTCTAACTGGTTTTTACCAAAACAAGAAGAAAAATGAAGTTATCTGAATTAAAAAATATAATTCGTACTACTATAATGGAAAAAAAGCTTTGTCCTAAAGGCAAAGCTTATTACAATCGCCGTATAGCAGCAGGTGAAGTACCATCTGCTTATTTATCAGGTCGTGCTGTTAAAGTATGTAAAGGATTAATGGAAGAAGATATTAATCCATTAACTTGGGAACCTATTATTAAAGCAGAATCTGAAGAAATAGAACGTACAGCAGAAGATTTAGGTTTACCTTATGATGTAGTATATGATTCTTTCGTTAATGGTAAAGAAGTTACTTTAAATGATGATATGTGGTCACGTTTAGAAAATACTGACTCATATGATGTAAATTCTGAAGAAGAAGCGGTAGAATTAGCGCAATATTACGGTAAAGATATTCAAAGCATATTGTCTGCTGAAAAAACTCCTCCCGCGTTAATATTGCAATATTCTCCAAATAAATTTTATTTAGTAGGTGGTAATACTCGTTTAATGGTTGCTAGAGCTAAAGGTGTAAATCCACAAGTTATTTTAGCTACTATTGAACCTTTAAATAAGTACGCTTACCAAGATGTAAATGATATATCTGAGTCACTTCGTGATTGGTTTAAAAAAGAAGATTGGGTTCGTATTGATACTCAAGGTAATATAACTGGTCCTTGTGGTACAATGAAAAAAGGACAAGCAACTACCCGTTGTTTACCTCGTGCTAAAGCGAATTCATTAACTAAAGCAGAACGTGCTGCTACTGCTCGTAAAAAAGCAGCTGCTGATCGTAAAGGCGATCGTGTAGTTCCAAATACACCAAAAGCTAAAGTACGTTTAGAAGAAGATTGTGGATGTAATGGTCCTAAATTAATTTTAAAAGAAGGACAAAATGTTCCTGTATTATCTGAAGGATTAAAACATCATATAGCTGAAGGATTACAATTAATTCATAATATTTATCGACCCTTATCTAAGCAATATTTTGAATTGTTCAATGAAGCTAGAAAATTATATAATGAAGGATTACTTTCAGTAACTGAAGATGATATTGAGATATTAGAATCAAATATTGGGGAAATGTTTACGTATAAAGGTATTGAATTTCCACTTGATTATATTTTAACTGAAGAAGAATTAGTAGCTGAAGTAGATAAAAAGAAAACTCCACCTATTGGAAAACCAAAACGTGGTGGTTCTAAAAAATTCTATGTATATGTTCGTAAACCAGGTGGAGGTATTAAAAAAGTATCATTTGGTGATACAACAGGTTTAAGAGCTAAATTGAATAACCCACAAGCTCGTCGTGCATTTGCTGCTCGTCATGATTGTAAAAATAAAAAAGATAGAACAAAAGCATCTTATTGGTCATGTCGTTTACCTCGATATGCTAAATTATTAGGTTTTAAAACAACATTTAGTGGATACTGGTAGACCATATACTGATTTAGAAAATACCGAAGAATATGTAATAAGAGAGTTCGATGAGAATATAGATCCCATCGAACTTCTTTGGCATCGTGATGATGAACATAGAACATTATATCTTCAAGGTGAAACTGATTGGAAAATACAATTAGAAGACGAATTACCAATTACATTTGCTCAACCAATATTTATACCCAAACACAAATACCATCGTTTAATTAAAGGAAATGGTAAGTTACGACTAAAAATTTATAAATATTAGTTATATGATAACGAAACAAAACTTTTTCTTAATTATAATATTAGTATTAATTGGAGTAATTGTAATACAACAATGTACTTCTAATAGTGATAGCGATAAACCAATAATTAAAGTTGATGGTAAAAAATATGAGCTATTATCTCAAAAAATAGACACTGTATTTGTTGATAAATTTAAAACAAAATATTTAAAAGGTTCAGATATATACCATGAAACTATAGTTGAAAAAGAAAAACGAGTTGAAGTACCTGTTTATTTAAAAGGAGATACTATTCGTATAGTCGAAGATTACCATAAAAAAGTATTATATAAAGATAAATTAGTATTAGATGATAATTTAGGTACTATTGAATTAACTGATACTATATCTATGAATAAAATTATTGGTCGTAAATGGAATGCTCAAGTTAGAGAACGTACTATAACCGATACTAAAATAGTAAAAGAATTACCTAAAAACCAAGTATATGTTGGTGTGAGTGGTGTTGTTGGTAACTCATTAGTATTAGCTGGTCCTAATATATCACTGAAAACGAAAAAAGACAATATTTATGGTCTGAATGTATATGTTGATCCTAATCTAAACAAATATATAGGAATTAACTTAGCTTGGAAAATTAAACTTAAAAAATAATGACTCAGAACGAAAAATTGCGATTAATGGTTAAAAAAATGATCGCGGAAGCAGTTTCTCATCGTATTGCTCAAATTGATGAAGCTGGTGATATTGCAGCAAACGAAGCAAAAATTGCTCGTGTTGGTGAAGAATTAAATAAAGCAAATAAAATTTCAGAATTACTTGAAAGAATTAACTTACAACACTATATTGGTGAAAAGTTATATGGTAAAGTAAAAGAAGAAATGACTAAATCAATAGAAGAATATGAAGGTGCTAAGTTGGAACTTGAGGAACGAATGTCAGGAGGTAAAGACGCTGATAAAAAAGATAAAAAGAAAGGTAAAAAGTCAGCTGAAAAAGACGATAAAGCAGGAGACGATGCGCAAATGCTTGAAGCAAATCCTGTCGAAGTAGAAATACCACAAGTATAATGACTAAA